AGGAGCAAGCGCAAGCAAGTCCAGTGATTGTGCCAGCACACTGATTTGCGATAACGCTTCATTTGCAGTCGCCGCAGCGGTGTCTGCCTGAAACTCGAAATCAGTCCCGACAATTACCTGCAACGTGTCAACAGTCGAAAACAGAAGCTCGAACTGTCTGATTTGCTGTTGGTCAGTCAAGAACTCCGCAAGCTGGTCACGGGTCAGGTTTAGCCTGCGGGAGATGGGTGCGGTAGCCATCAGTACGCCAATGCTTCAATCTGCGCCTCTAAGCGCACATAGGACACGTGAGCATCACTGTCGCCCCGGAAACGCTGAATGCGCCAGTTCCGCATATGGCCCTGCTGGAACCATGTAAGACGCTTCTTGGTGTTGCCAATTGTGCCAACAGAGATAAACTTTTCTTGGCTGTATGCTTTGCCGTCAACGCTATAGCTGGTGCTGATTTGCGGGTTCTTGCCGAGCGCAATGCTACCCGTCAGGCTGACAAGCTCAAGTTCGTTAAATATCGCCCCGTTGCTCTCGTTGTACACAATCAACGTTCCGAACTCCCACCGGACTTGCTGGCCCCAGTGGTGGCCTGTATCCTGCACCAGATACCCGATGTTGCTCGATTGCGGATCACCCACGGTCCATTTGTCGTAGACCCACACCAATTTTCTTGCAAGGTATTGAGCAAGACCATTCAGGGTGCTGACTAAGACAAACCAGACCGGCGTCTGCAAAGCCTCTGATGCGGCTGCGTCATAAACTAGCGTCTGGTCTGGCAAATGAACATAGAGGTGCTGGTGGTTCTTGTCGTTTCTCGCCTCCAGCTTGACTAAAGACAGTTGCCCTTCGCTGTATTGAAGCAGGATGTTGTCGATTTCTTGAGTGCTCACCTTTTGGGTAGTTGCGGCTGCACCCACGTAAATGGATGGAGCTTCATTTCTCCCACTTCCCAAAAATGCTATCCGCTCAATAAAGACACAACAAGCCTGCGTTCCGATCACGCCCTTTTGTAGCTGTGCGCCATCAATCCTTGCGAATGGGAACAACTCGCCGCCCACGTTGTCGAACACCTCGATGGTGTTTCTGTTCAAAGCATAGACTTCGTTTCGCAGCTTAAGCAAAGCAACCACAGGGTCGGGGTCAACCTCTGAACTGCCGTATTTCAACGGGTTGACGATCAGCGGATCGGTCAACTCTGTGACGATCAAGAACTCGCCGTCAGTGGTCATAAAGTAACCATCGACCCAAACGAAATCCAGCACCACGCCAAGGTCGGGGTCGGTCACTTGCGTCAGCGTTGTGCCACTCCAGTAGTAAAGCCGACCACCTGATGCAATCGCCAGCAGGTCAAAGCTGTAATCAAAGGTCACTAGTTGCGTTATTGGGCCTCCCACATCGCCCAGAATGGTCACAGTGCCTGCGCTGTCGATCTCTACTAGCTGTGTACCCATCACGCGATATAAACCGCCCTGCCAGTTGATGCCGCCACGGTCTATGCCTGGGCCTGCTCCATTTGCGACAATGCCATCGCCTGGACGCAGAAACCCATTACTGATGCCCGATACCTTGGGCACAGGCACAAGATTCACCGGATACGATGTCCGCAACTCTGGCGTGTTGTCGGTGTAAATACCGTTCAGAATAGGTATCTGCATCACCGGGCCTTGTTGCGTTCAGAGATTCGCTTTGCTTTGGCTTGTGCGTCTGCTTTGGATGATGCGCCCCATGCCCTCAAACTCAACAGGAGCCGGGTGGGTTCACCATCTTTGTATTCAGGGCCAGCGTTGCCACCCATACGGGCTAAGAACGATGCCCTGCGCGGATTGTCACCAGACTTGACGGGGGCTTTGATATCTTGACCAGCAGCTCTCAGGCTTGCCCGTCCAGCAGCGTTAAGACCACCTTTTGGATTCTGGCCTTCCTTGCGCTGCCATGCTGGAGTTTTCATCGAAACCCCCTGATCTTTTCGGCAATCTTTTTGGGTTGCTTGGCAAACTGCTTTCCTGCCCTTGTAGCTTCACGCTTTGCCCTTGTTGTTGCCGCATACTCTGCCGCAGACAGAGCCTTGATAGCTTTCTCAGGCAGATACCTTTCGCCTGTTTCAGACGATGGCTTGCCTGACTTGGTGCGCCAGTTTTGGCTTGACCAATCTTTCAGGCTTTTCTGCGGGGCTTTCATTTATAGCCTCCACCCTTTTTCTTGTACTCTACCGCCAGCAGTTGAGCTTTTCGGGCAGACCATTCGCCCGGATCGCCACCCTTTGTCCCTGACTTGATTCGCTCAAACAAGGCTTTCCGCATGGTCGGCTTTGTGTAGTTGCCAGCCGCATTGACTGAGGATTTGGGTTTGGTTGCCATCATGTATCCACAACTTTGATAACAGCAAAACGCAAAATCACAGCGTCGGACAAAGAGCCTAAAGAAACGTTTCGCACATTTATGTCAGCAGTGCCAACACCGCAGGATGCGTTAAATGTATACGAGCCAAGCGTACCGCCAGAAATGTGATTTATCACAATGATGTCGCCAGATTCGACCGTGCTGTTTGTCATCGTAAAAGTTACGGTCGTAGATGCACCCAATGCCGCAGCATTCATTGTGATTTGACCGCAAGACTTGTTCAGCGTCACCGCCGTAGCTTTGCTTGTGGCTTGCAGCACACCGCCGCCAGCGCCGACTGCATAACCCTGCTTTCCTGTCCCTGTGATGACTTGATTTCCAGTGGTCGATAGACTCGTTCCAGTTGCCGCACCGATAACTGGCGTTACCAATGTTGGAGTGTTGGCAAATACTGCTGCCCCTGTACCTGTTTCGTCCGTCAGCGCAGCCGCAAGATTTGCGCTTGATGGGGTCGCCAAAAAGGTTGCCACATTCGCAGCTAAACCAGATACTCCAGTTGCAATCGGCAAGCCTGTGCAATTGGTAAGAGTTCCAGAGGTCGGCACTCCAAGAATAGGAGTTATCAAGGTCGGGCTGGTTGCAAACACCAGTAGACCCGTGCCGGTCTCGTCCGTCATCGCCGCCCGTAGATTGGCGCTTGATGGCGTTGCCAAGAACGTCTGGATGCCTGCTGCATAAACCGTGTTAGCAATGATCTGATACCAAGAGTTCGTTGGCTGGTAAAACCGAATGGCTGTTGCAGTACCTGCTGCCAATGAAGTCACGCCACCATAAATTGCAGTTGCACCATTCAGCGCAATCGTCAACGAGGTGATTTCCTGCGTGGTCGTAATCAGTACCGTGGTGCCATCAGGTACACCAGTATTCAGCGGCAGTGTGATCGTGCCAGTTGCCAGCGTGCCAGCAGGTTGCAACAGCATCCATTGGTCATTGCTGACAGGAGTCGGCACCGTTATGTTAAACCCACTGCCAGGCACAAAGAGATTAACCGCCAGCGTTGGCGATGCAAAACTCTGCTGAAAGAAAGTCAGCAAACTGCCGATAGATGTGCGCCTCGCATCCCCGTTGTTCGGAGAATAAACGGGCAGCTGATCGCCGCTGGAAATCGTGCTGAGTACGGGTAACTGATTGATCGTTGGCATGATTGTCCTTAGTAGTACTCAAGCGGCCCATCAGGGCCAGCAGTAACCGGGTAATAGGGTGGCCGTACATACGGGTTATCGTAGACCCTCCACGGCTTGTTACCAGCGCCAGCAGGCATGGTGCCCGGCAGTTGCTGCTCAAGCGGGAATGTGGCCCTTTGCAACAGGATGTCGTATCCTTGCTTGGCAGTAGTCTTGGTCTCGATCATCACCGTTTTGCCGTAACTAGGCGCAAGCCTAATACCTAGACTGCAAATGATTGCTTCATATGCCGAATCAGGAACTAGCGTTTCCTCGTCCAGGCTGCTGTCCTGTGGGCTGGATGGCAACGGATAACCCAGACGAATGCCTTTAGCATTCCAATCTGCTATCATCGCATCTAGGCGGCGCAGGGCTGATTGCAATTGCTCTGGTGCAAGATCAAAAACATAAGACGCTAGACCGATTTCTTCAAAAGCGGCGCTTATGAATTGTCGTTTTGTGTAGCCCATTGCAGTTCCTCAATGTGTTTCACCAACCTTGCATCTGACCAGCGATTGTCAACCTTTAACCCAATCGCTTCGGCCTGCTGCAACATTTCAGCGCGGGTCGGTGGGCTGTTGTCCTTTATTGGCTCTTCAATGACTTCAGGCGTTTCAATGACTTCAACGACTTCAACACGGATGCGCCTGCCGATT